ACTCTGGCTGCTACCTCTGGTACTGTTGGTGGGGTTAATATTGCAACAATCTCTGCCACTCAAACTCTCACCAATAAGACGATCAGTGCAGACAGTAATACTCTCAGTGGCATTGCTGCCTCTAGCTTTGTAGTTTCGGATGCCTCTGGTAACATTGATGGTGCTGCTGCTCAGAAGGCTATCCCTTCTGGTGTAGTGGTTGGTACGACTGACACTCAGACCCTGACTAACAAGACTATCAACCTTACCAGCAACACTCTGGTGACTACCTCTGCACAGCTTGCTGCTGCCCTGACTGATGAGACGGGTACTGGCTCTGTCGTCTTCTCTGCAAGCCCTACCTTCACTGGCACTCCCCTTGCACCTACTGCAACCACTGGCACTAACACCACTCAGATTGCTACCACCGCCTTTGTTCAGACTGCTCTGTCTGGGTCTGGTCTTGGTGATATGGTTAAGGCTGTGTACGATACCAACAATGATGGTGCAGTGAACCTTGCTGATGCTTGGACCACGGGAAGAACTATCACTATCGGTTCCACTGGCAAGTCTGTAAATGGTTCGGCTAACGTGTCTTGGTCGTTGGCAGAGATTGGGGTGAACGATGCTACCCTGACGCTGGCTACCTCAGGTATTGCTACTGGCTCTCAGACCTTTACCTCCAACCAGTCTGGGGCTGCGACCTTCACTGTCAACGTCCCCGGAACTAACCTGACTGCTACCGCTGGCACCACTTCTGGCCCTACCCTCAACTCTTCGACGGGAAGTAGTGTAGTTATCCCTTCTGCCAGTGCCAGTGCTTCTGGTATTGTGACCACTGATACCCAAACATTTGCTGGTGCAAAAACTTTTAGTACTATTGTCTCAACTAACAACACCCTTACCAATGCTACTATCACTAACCTGACCCTTGGTGCTACTGCTATCACTGCCACTGGAACTCAACTGAACTATGTGGCTGGTGTCACCAGTGCTATTCAGACTCAGTTGGATGGTAAGCAACCTCTTGATGCTGACCTGACTGCACTTGCTGGTGTGGGTACTACTGGCATCTTGGTTCGTACTGGTGCTGGTACTGTAGCTACACGAGCCATTGCTGCTGGTGCTGGTGTGACTATCACTGACGGTACTGGTGTGGGTGGTAACCCGACTATTGCTGCTGGCTACCCCGGACAAGTAGCTTTCTTTGCCATGAGTACGCCGCCTACTGGTTGGCTTAAAGCTAACGGTGCTGCCGTTTCTCGTACAACGTATGCTAACCTGTTTGCTGTCGTTGGCACTACCTACGGTGCTGGCGATGGTAGCACTACCTTTAACGTCCCTGACCTTCGTGGGGAGTTCTTGCGTGGTTGGGATGATGCTCGCGGTGTTGATAGCGGTCGAGCTATTGCTTCTTCTCAGTCCAGTGCAAACCTTTCTCATACTCATACTGGTACTACGGACAGCTCTGGGGCGCACACTCACTCCACAAACATCTCTGAGTATACTGACGGTTCTGGATCTGTTTCTCCTTCTGGTCAAGCGGCAGGGCCTACCGCAGTCACAACTTCCAGTGCAGGCGCTCACACCCATACGTTCACTACCGGAAGTAGTGGTGGCACTGAAGCCCGTCCTCGTAACATTGCCCTCCTTGCTTGCATTCAACACTAAAATAAAGAAATTTCTGGAGAGACATAGTGGACTTTAACAACGATCAAAAATATAGCCTCCTCACCAAGATGGGGTACACTGGTCCTCCAGAGGGGCCAATGATGGAAGCGTTCCTGTCGTCTAATCCGGGTGCTGCTGCCAAAATGGGTAAGTTTAGTCGTGTCCTACAGAAGCGTCAGGGCATGGCTGCGGGTGGTGTTGCTGTGGGGGGTAACACTGCTGGTAACCAACTAACAGAAGCCCTAATCAAGAACCCTGCTGACCTTGCTGTTCAGGCTCCTGTTGCAGAGATTGCACCTACTCCAGAGACGATGATCAGTCCTGAGGTAGGACAGGTGGCTGCTACTCCTGATGTAACGACAAAAACTGTTACTGCAACAGAACAGGCAGAAGCACCTAAGCCCATCACTCCTGCAACTATGATTGCTACTGCTGCTACCCCTGAGGTCAAGAAGGCAGCAGAGGAAGCCAAGATTGTAACTGGTGAGATTAAGCCAGAAGCTACAGTCAAGGCTGAACAGCAGACTCAATCCTCTATCTCTAACCTTGAAGCTGCACAGGGTCAAGCCTACTTGATGCAGAATCCTGTTAAGAGAGAAATTCAGGCTAATGAGATTATCTCTGGTAGTGCTGTTGATGCTACTAAGGTGGATAACCTCATGTCCAGCATTCAGGCTGCTGAGGCTACTCCCTCTAAGCAGGCTACAGTGCAGGGTCAGCTTGAAGGTCTGATGACTCAGTTTGAAGGTGGCAATACTCCTGCTTGGGCTGCTGGTGCTATGCGGGCTGCACAGAGTATGCTTGCTAAACGTGGCCTTGGTGCATCTTCTCTCGCTGGACAGGCTGTCATTCAGGCTGCTATGGAGTCTGCGCTGCCCATTGCTCAGGCTGATGCTTCTACTCGCGCACAGTTTGAATCCCAGAACTTGTCGAACAGACAACAGACTGCACTGTTTGCTGCACAACAGAGAGCGGCCTTCCTGCAACAAGACTTTGATCAGGGCTTCCAGACCCGTGTTCTGAATGCTGCTAAGATTGCAGACGTTGCCAACATGAACTTCACTGCGGAGCAAAACATCGCTCTTGAGAATAGTCGTGCAGTGAACTCCATGAACCTTGCTAACCTTGATGCAAAACAGGGTATGGTTCTGGCTAAGGCTGCTGCTCTGGCTAACCTCGACATGGCTAACTTGAACAACCGTCAGCAGGCTGCGGTTCAGAATGCTCAAAACTTCCTATCTATGGACATGGCTAACCTGAACAATGCACAGCAAGTAGAGATGTTCCGTGCCAGCTCTGTCGTTCAAGGTTTGTTCACAGATGCTGCTGCGGACAATGCTGCAAAGCAACTCAACGTTACTGAGAAGAACAAGACTGACCAGTTCTTTACTCAACTCTCATCCAGCGTTTCCATGTTCAATACGGAACAGAAGAATGCTCTGGCCCAGTTCAATGCTGGTGAAGAGAATGCTAGTGCCAAGTTCAACGCTCAGATGGAGGTCGCAAGGAAGCAATTCAATGCTGCCAACTCTCTGGCTATTGCACAGGCTAACGCACAGTGGCGTCAGAATATTGCTACTCTGAATACTGCTGCAAAGAATGACTCTAACAGAGACATGGCTGTAACAATGAATGCCCTCACCACCAAAGGTCTGGATGAGATTTGGCAGAAAGAACGGGACATCATGGCTTACGCCTTTACCGCTAATGAGTCTGAGAAGGACCGTGCAGTGGATATGATGTTGTCCGACAAACGAGATGACCTTGTGAAGTGGCAATCCGGTGAAGCAGAAGAGACTGCTAAGTGGTCTGCTATTACTCAACTTGTATTGGGGTGGTGATGGAATACGCAAAAAGCTACTTGAACTCTCGCACTATTGCTGATAAGATTAGGGAGTCTGCTACTACTGGAAAAGCCTCTAAGGTTGGTGGTGGTGGACTTGCCTCTAGAGAAAAGCGCAGAGAAGAATTTTTGAAAGCGCCTGATTTTGAAGAGATTCGAGCCAACTACATGAACAGTGTTCAGGATATGTTCCGTGACAACATTCAGAAGCGCATTGACAGCGTTACTGATGAAAGTCTCATGGATGAAATGACTGGTGGTTCTTCTGTCGGTCTGGCTGTTCGTCCTCGGAAGAATCCTAAGTTCTTTGCTGAGAACTACCCTAACACTCCTGAGAGGGATTTGTTGGCTATGACCATTCAAGCAGAGGCTGGTGGTGAAGGCTTTGAGGGTATGCTTGCTGTCGGTTCTGTGATCGACAATAGGTTGCAGTCGGGTAAGTTTGGTAACACCTACAAGGATGTCATACTTGCTCCCGGTCAGTTCTCTGCTTGGAACTCTATCACAGGTTATGCTGGTGGGGAACAGGGACAGAACATGTCTGCAATCCAACCTTCTGAGGAAGCCTATCAGGTTGCTGATGAAATCCTCTCTGGTAAGTATACCAGCCCAGTCGGCAGTGCAACTCATTACATCAACCCTAGTATCTCTAACCCTGTGTGGGCTGAAGGGGTGGCTGGGCAGACACTTGGAAACCATTACTTCATGTCGGTTAAATAAGAATGAAACAATTCAGCGCACCCATCCCCGGTCAATCCCTGACGCTTGAACCTAAGGCTTATCCTTGGGAGCGTCCCCCGGAAATTAGCGACCCAGAAGAAGCCATCCAGATGCACCTAACAAGGCTCACAGACCCTGACATGTTTGAGTCTGCTCTTGATGCTATGGAGTTGGGTGATTTGGATATCAGTACTGTAACCAAGGGTATCCTTCGTGGTGCTGTTGCTAACGGTATTCACAGCATTGACGTTGCCCTCATCGTTGCACCTGTTATCCACGAGTTCCTTCGTAATGCAGCAGATGCAGCAGGTATCGAAGTTGACGATGGCTTTGAAGACAAGGCTGCTAAGGAGATGGTGAAGCAGTCTAGAATTGCTTTGAAGGCTAAGAAAGAAATGCCCAAGGCAAAGCCTGCTCCTGTCGTTGAGCCAGTGAAGGAAGCGCCTGTTGTAGAACAACCCCGCAAGGGTCTGATGGCTAGGGGGAAAATGTAATGGGTTTTTGGCAGGGTATTAACCAAGGGCTTATCGTAGCCAAAGAAGAGAAAGCTCGTAAGCGGGAGCTTGATGCTAGACAGCAAGAGATTGAAACTGAACGGGATATCCGTAAGCAAGAACGTGCAGAGGATCGTAAGTTTGCTCAAGAAGACTTCACGACTAGATTGACTGAATCTCGTAGGGATGCCTTGCTGACTGTCTTTGCAAAGAGAGAGGCGGATAGGGCTGCGGTTCAGGCTCTCTCTGGTAAGGCTAACCTCTTCCTTGGTAGACTTGAAGGCAGCATGGACCCAAGAGTTGCTGCCTTGGCAAACGACCCTGCTACTGCTGCTGCCCTTGAGGATAAGGCACTAGCGATTGAGACTGCAAGAGCTGAGAAGGGTATTGAACTTCCTCCGCTACAGGGTGAAATCCTGCTTGATCTTTTGACAGTACAAGTTTCTGAGACGGGTCAGGTTAAGCCTGTTGATGTGGATATTGAAGATCTGATGAGTATGGACCTGACTGATCGCACTCAGTATGAGAAGTTGATGATTGACTTGTCCAGACCTACTACTGGTGTCTATGCGGATATCAGCCCTGAGGCATTCAGAATCCCTGATCCTAAGCGTTTGGAAGAGGGTCGTGCTTTGTTCGATCAAGAAGTTCTTCGTGCTGCTAATGCTTACCTTACAGAGAATGCAGGGGATGCAAGTGTTGATGCAAAGATGCGGCCTTTGATTGAGGGTTATGCAAAAGCAGGTAGTGCTGAAAGGTTCGCCCTGCAAGAACAGTTTGGTGCTGCCGCCGCTGCAAACATCCTTAGTATGGAGAACAACCCATACGTTCAAGACATTAGTAAAGACCCGCAGCTTGCACCCTTTGTTGGTCAAGCTTTCGTCAACATTGAACAACAGAAGCTCAAGGCTATTGTTGACAACCCTGCAACCCCTGCCGACCAAAGACAAGAAGCTATTGACCTGTTGAAGACCAGACATGGAGTAGATTACGGTGGCTGATACAGACTTTTCGGAGTACCTCAAGAGTGTAAGAGAAGCCCCTTTACCTCAGGCGGCTACCACTCCTGCACCTACAGCAGCACCTACGGTAGACTTCTCTGACTATCTTAGCAGTGTTAGGAGTAGTAAGGCTCCTGTCATTGCAGCCAGACCTCCTGTCGCAGAGGTTCCTACTGCACCTGTCAGAACTGACTATTCTCAGTTGAACTATTCTGAGGATGATCTGGTTAAGGATGAGTTCTTCAAGCCCATCCAGACTTACATGGTGGACCGCTTTGGAACTCACATGCAGGATGTAGATAGGGAAGAGCTTGTAGGCATGTTCACCAATAACATGCGTGGGTTTGCTGGTGGTAACTCTGTTCGCTCTCTCAATGAGATTACCTACCTTAATTCGGTGGGTGATGATCAGGATCGTTTGTCTAAAGTGGGTGAAGCCTATGCACTCTTTGAGGGTATGCAAGGTCTGACTGGTGACACCTCCACTGGTGAAAAGGCTGAGGTTGTTTGGGACTATGCTCGTTCTGCTGTTGTCGATCCTATCAACCTTCTTGGCCTTGGCCTTGGTAAGGTGGCTACTGGTACTGGCTTCAAGGCTGGCTCTCAGTTGGCTATGATTGCTGCCAAGCAGGCATTCAAGAAGAAGTTTGCGTCAGAGGTTGGTAAGGGTGCCACTGAGATTGCTGCTAAGGAGACTGCCAACATCTTTGCACAGCGTGTGTTCAGGGCGCAGGGACAGAAGGCTCTTAACAAGACCACCCAGAGTATTGCCCAACGACAGGCCATTGAGAAGGCTGCAACCACTAACCTTCAGCGCATGACCACTTCCACTGCGCTCAAAGAGGCTGCGGTTGTGGGCACGTTTGAAGCCTCTGTGGCTGCTGGTACTGACTACCTGTATCAGGATGCTATGCTCCGCACTAAGGTGCAGGATGAATACAACGTGTACCAGACTGGCCTGTCTGCTGTCGTTGGCCTTGTGGCGGGTGGCCTGTCAGGTATGCTCGGTAACGTTGGTGCTGGTAAGTCTAAGCTGGTTGCACCCACAGCACTCAAGACCTCTGGTAAGGGTGGAACCTCTATTAGTAAGCTGTTCACAACTACTGCAACCACTGCCACTGGCGCTCCTGCTACGCCTCCCATGAAGGGCGCTCTTAAGATGGGCGACTGGATGAAGGATGTGGCAAACGGGAGAGAGCTTACTGATCAGGACACTGAGTTCTTCCTGACTATGATCCTTGGAAATGATGAAAAGGGCCTGACTGGTCTTGGTCAAATCCTGCTTGAGGATGGCTACGTCTGGGTTCGTCGTGGTCCTGACGACAAGGTGTCCAACTGGATTGGTGATGTGATCAAGCAGGCTGATCCGGGGGATGCTAAGAAGTTCTTGGATGAGTTCACCAAGGCTACGGGCATTGACATGGTTGAGGGTAAGACCTTGACTATTGATGCCTTTGCTAACACCTTCAAGAAGAAGATGAGTGACAGCGGTAAGCTGCTGAACTCTGTGTCTCAGATGGCAAAGCTGCTTGGTCGTGACCCTAAGACCTTCACTGCTGATGACTACGCAAAGGCTGTCCTTGGTGGTGGTGTAGACGATGTTACTACTGCTACTGCTGGCAAGCTCAATGCAGTTGGTGCAAAGCTCGGTAAGACGGTGGACAACATTATCAACCGTGACTTGCCTGACTTTCAGAATAACGTCATCCGTCTGATGGTGTCTAACCTCTCCACCACTGCACTGAACGTCACTGGCTATACTGCTATGACTGCCCTTAACTCTGCGGCAGACATCACTAGGGCTGTCCTCTATGGGGGTAAGGCAGGCTTGTATCTTGCTGCTGATCCTGTTGCTGCCAAGAAGGCTGGCATTGATGCTTTGGAGATTCTCCGCAACCAAGTGCAGAAAGCCCGCAACACCCTTGACGTAAACACTACCTACGAAACCTTCCTGCAATACTCGCAGGTAAGACCTGATGCTCTGCGTCAGCTTACTGCTGTGCTTCCGGGTGGTGTTGAGTCTTTGGAGAAACTTGCCAAAGGGTTTGACCCTACCAAGCCCCTGCTCACCATGCGGGCTGACCAAGCTGTTGATGTTATCCAACGGATCAACCTTGTGTCTGCACAAGATGGTATCACCAAGGCTGTTGAGTTCACCAGTCAGTTGGATAAGCTGCTTCGTCGTTCTCGTGAGGATGGTGGGTTTGGTATGTCGTGGAATGATTTCTTTAGTGATCCTGCCCACACCAAATCCATGCTGTCAGACCGCTACGTTAGGCTTGAAGCAATGGCTGTGGACCAGACCCTCAAGGCTGTGTTCTCTAAGTCCTACAAAGGTAAGGGTGCTATTGGTGAGATTGCAGGTATCATTGAGGATGCTCGTAACATTCCCGGCATTGGTCTGCTTGTCCCCTTCGGGAGGTTCTTCAACAACACTGTTGCTATGACCTATGAAGGCACAGGTGTTCTTCCCCTTATCTCTAAAGCTCTGGGGAAAAGACCTACGGAGACTTGGGGTGAGTTGACCTCTAAGGCTCTGGTATCTTGGTCGTTGATTGGTATCCTAGCCCAAAGGGAACAAGACTACATTAAGATGGGTCTTGGGTGGAGCGAAGAGGTTGATGACACCACTGGTGAAGTTGTGGATGAACGCTACGAGTTCCCTTATGGTGCATACAAAGCTGCTGCCAGAATAGTCGCACACTACCAAACTGATACAGAAGTTCCTGCCGCTCTCGGTAAGCAACTGGTGGATCAGTTTGTGGGACAGCTTACTCGTCAGCTTGGTGAGGCTGGCACTGGTGTTTCTGGTATCCTCACTGCGCTAGTGTCTGATGAAGGTCCGGGTATCTCAAGTATGCTTGGGGATGCTGGTGGTTCTATTATCTCTCAAGCTGCCTCTGGTATCACTCGTCCTCTGGAACCTCTCAACGTTGCGATTGGTTTGACTAGGGATGAAGAGTTCTATACCCCAGACAGGAAGCAAGGTAACAAGGTCTTCAACGAATCTCTGCGTTACTTTGATCAGTTCGTGGCACTTGCTACGGGTGAGAACATTGCCCCCGCTAAGTTTTCGGCGGCTGAGGGTCAGCCTACTGTGCAAGCCTCTAGACTTGTCTCAACGACCAGAGGAAGCAGGCTTACTAACACTGAGAGGGTGATGAACTCTATTGGTGTCCCTGCGTTTGAGGCTAACATGGCGTCCCTGTCTGAGCCTGCTGATAACAGGTTCAACCAACTCTTCAATATCATTGTAGAGGATAACGCAGGGGCCTTGTTTGATTCCAAGAAGTTCCAGAACGGTGACCTTGAGACTAAGCAGATGCTCTGGACTAAGCTCCTGAACGACACAAGGAAATCTGTGAAGGGTTACATGGGTAGGGTTGCCGCTGGTAATGGGGATGGTGCCTTGCTTAAGATGCTGGATATCTCTGGCTTCCCCAAGCTGCGTGTTCAACGAACTATGGAAGACCTTGGCTTTGACAGGCCGATTGATGAACTGTCTGAGGAAGAGTTGTACTCCCTACACAACGCCTTGAAGTTCAGAGAAGAGTTCTTGATGAACAAACCATAAAGAAAGAGGGGGCCTTGCGGCCCCCTTTATGTTTCAATCTTCGAGCATGTAGTCAGCCCACTCTTCGGCTTCTTTCTTGATATCCTGTTTTCTGGCATAGCCGTTAGACCGTGACAGCAGTGCATTCATTGCCATGCCCATCAAGTAGATTCGAGAGGTCATGGGCTTGGGAGGAACACTATGCCGCTTCTTTGCGGTAAACTGTTTGGCCTCTTCTTCGATCTTCATTTTCTCTAACCCGTTCAAGATTACGGAAGTAGGCTTTGTTGAATCCAAACTCCCAGTCTCGGTGCTTAGGGGTGTCTCTAGTGAAAGGGTTTGTCGTGATACCTTTGCCAAAATCTTTGTATCCTTGTTCGAAAGCGTTCATTGTCCTGCCTCGTAGATGGTGTAAAGGGATAGTAACACCAGTGCGGTGAAAAGTAGTGAGCCTGCCATTACTCACCCCAAGAGTTCATTTTGAAGTCTATTCAAATACCAACTGGCCTTGCTCAGATCTTCCGCAGCCTTACCCTTGTACCGCCAACGATGGGAGTACTTCTTGAAGTTGCCCTCAAGATACCCAAGGAATGCCTCTCTGGGCATGTT